AACAGTTTATTCTCACGTCGTGACGCTACACCCATACGGGTGAGAGTTTCGCGTACTTTAAGAAAGTCGTCAGGTTCATTCAGTATAATTTCCAGCATATCTGCTGGTTTCCAAATTCTATTATTTTCTTCCACCTTTATAAATCCTTTTTTTTATTTCTTCTATTTCGTCAGGTGAAAGAAGTGACAGGGCAGAACGCGCCTTTTCGTTGCTGTATCCATAATACTCTTTTACCGCTTCCACATCATCGAAAACAGTTTGCTTCTGCCATTTAGAGAAGCGTTTTCGTTTTCTGACTATATTTAGTAAAAAATGGAATTGAAGTTTCTTATCAAGGTGATGATACTGGTTGACGATGTTAGCCGCCGCAACAGTATCGGGAAAATAACTTAACGATCGATTGACAAGGAAAGAGTTGTATGCTTTCTCTTTCAGGTCGTCGGTCATCAGGTCTTGTTTGCTATGGTTAATTGCATTTACATAATCAAAGGGGTTCATTACTTAAACTCAACGTTAGCCATAATCTCGGTCATACATGCAACGACATTCAGTTCATGGTCCGCAACAAATGCATTCTTGTACTGATAGTCGGCGAGGACCAATACGAGTTGTGGTATGTATGCGGGATCGACATGAGTGTACATATTATCATAGATGTGTCGAAAAATAGCAGAGACATCAACATCAACATTCTGCGCGACCCAACTACGCATCTTCTTAAAGTCTTTTTCTTTTAGTGACTTGAAGAGAAGATTATAGTTATCATTCGCATCGTTGTCGAGTACAGTGGTTTCTAATTGACCGCCGATCGAGAATCGCTGACACTCATTGATCACACGTCTCCAATCAGGTGCGTGTTTCATGATCAGTTGTGCGATCAGATCTTTATTGAAGGAGACGCCCTCAGATTCAAGAATGCTCATCAACCTAACAAAGAAATCGGAACAGAGAACCTGCATCTCTTTCTTAGTAGTATTGAATTCATATACACCACACCGTGAGTGTAGAGGTTCGATGATTCGATTCTTGAAGTTACACGTCAGAATAAATCGACAGTTACTAGAGAACTCTTCGATGAACCCGCGAAGAGCAGGTTGAGTTGATTGGGGGTTAAGATAGTCAGCCTCATCTAGGATAACGACTTTGACATCGCCACCCAATGAGACAGACGAAGCAAATCTTTTGATCTTGCCGCGTAAGGTATCAATGTTACCGTCTTCCGAGCCATTGATCAGAATATAGTCATAACCAAGTTCATCACAGATAGCACGAGCAATAGTAGTCTTACCAAGACCAGCGGTGCCAGTGAAGAGCATATTAGGCAATTCACCAGACTTGACGATCTTAAGAAAAACATCTTTTAATTTTTTAGGTAGAATCGCATTCTCTACCTTACGAGGACGATGTTTCTCACACCAGAGAAAATCTTTGGACATAAACTACTCCATAATATATTACCAATTGTGAACCACGTTCGACATAATGAAGAAACATGTCACAAAATTTACTCCGATGACAAGAGTCCTTACAATCGTAATAGCATTATCGTAAGGTTCTGTTTTGTCATCGGAGTACCCACCTAAACTATACTTCCAAATAGTCCAGAATTTTTTCATAAGAGTTTATTATATCACATTTTTTAGTCAGAGTCACCAGCCGCATCTTCAGATTCGATCTGTTCAATCAACTGAATCAACTGAATACATTGATCCCGCAACTGCCCGATAGTCGAAAGTTCTTCGCCACGAAAACCACCTCTCGATGTTACCGTGTCAACAACCGCGACTGCGCTTCGAGTTACACGATTCGCAAGGTCCATTATTTCTTTATTAGCCATTATATTACTCTCCGTATGTGCTAGTTTTTTCAAGTGCTACCCAGTATTGTATACCGCTTTGTTCATTCACAAAATGTGAAATCAACTTCGACGAGATGTCTACGCGATAATCGTCATCAATCATTTTCAAGTTTGAGATATTGAAAACGTAATTGAAGTTTTCGTTCTTGTAAGTCCCATCAACATCAATCGAGAACACATTAGATGTTTTATCGTTTTGGTCGACGACGGACAAAGAAAGAACATTGTTAATGACAGACACAGACAACTCGGTATGACCTAGTACAGAGGCGGCGCGTTTGACTCTTGAAAGTGTTTCACGATCAAAAGAGAACGACACTTCTGCTTCAGGCATAATGATGTCTTTGCTTGGCACTGTGAGCATATCTATATCAGAATAAAAGTACTTAATACGAGTACGCCCACTACCGTCTGATACTAAAACATAATTGTCTTCGAATTTTAAATTCGGGGAATCAACGAGGGACAATACATTTAAGAATTCGTTCAGGTCGTAAATACCAAACGTCTTAGGAAAAGTATCATCGAGTTCCGCAGAACTCAAAACATTCTTCGCTTCAGAAATTGTTTTGAGTACATTACCCTCATTGATTACGACATTCGGATTGATTGTCGCATAGTTTTTTAGTACCGCCAAAGTTTTGTCATTTAGTTCCATAATATCCTCACATTTTTATGCGCGTTAATTTTAGTAAATTATACACTTTTCTGCGCTTGTTGTCAAGCGATCTTACTGAAGTTTTTAGATTTAACAAATTCAATCTTATCATCAAACTTACCTTCGAGCAATTCACCCTTGTGCGATATAACAAACACACGAGTTTCTTCGTCAAGCGTTTCAAGAATTTTAGTCAGGTTGTCCACACCATCAGCATCCAAACTGCTATCAAAAGTCTCATCAAGAATCAACAGGTTTGTTGCGACACTGTTTTTCATCTTAGCAATCATTCGCCAAGTAAACAACAAGGCTAGATCGATACGCTGTTTCTCACCCTCACTAAACGAATCGTATGAGAACACATCACGATAACGAGATCGAATGGACTCTTTGAATGTATCGTCAAGATGGAACGACACATAGAAGTCTAACACTTGCAGATACTTGTTAACAAGGTTATTGATCACAGGCAAATACTGCTTGATGATCTTGGTCTTGATACCAGTATCTTTGAGTAGTTCGGTGATGACGGCATTGTAAGCACTATCATCAACCAAAGTCATACGTTCGTCTTTGAGCCTCGAATGTTCTGACATATAATCATTGAGTTGTTCCGTCGACTCTTCAACACTACCTGTCTCTGTTTCAAATCTGGACAGTTCTTCTAAGAGTTGACTAATACGACTCTGGGCTTGTTGTATCTTTACGTTGGTCTGGTACTCTTCATTAATTTTTTTCTGTAAGTCTACAATCACCAACTCAACCTGATCTAACTGACCGTTCAGGGTGTTGAGGTTAGCACTCGCTACATGCCTACCCTCTTCGAGTTCGTCCCACTTCGTAGATGCTTTTTGAGTCTTATCATCTTTTAGTTCGTCACTAATGTTTTGATCACATGTAGGGCAGGTGGTGTTGTCTTTGTAAAACAAAATATCTTTGTTTAATTCTTTTTGCTTCACCTTGAACTGGTGATCAAACTTCTCTACCTCACGAACCTTCTTATTCAGATTTATGATTTGAGTTTTGTACTCGTCCAGTGACGACTCATCAACATTACTTTTTTCAAGCATCAGAGCATCAATCTGTTCGTTGAGCAATGTGATTTCTTTGCGCCGGTCTTCTTTCTGTTCTTGACCTAACTGCTTAAGTTTGTCAACATACTTCTTCTGGTTCTTAATCTTCTCTTCGATCAGTTCTATTTCAGAACGACTCGCCCTATCTTTTTCTTTAAGGATCGATACGCGCTCTTTCAAAATACCGTTCATCTTTGAGAACACATTGATGTCCAAAAGATCCTCGATCACATCACGTCTATGCTGTGCGGCTAACTGCATAAAAGGAATGAAACTACTACTACCCAGAACGACGATTTGGTGAAACGATTTATGATTTAATTTTAAAATGTTCTGTTCAAGAATTCTCTGGTATTCTTTATTGTGTGAGTCTTGGTTGATAAGAAAATTGTCTTTCCAAATCTCAAACTTTGTTGGTTTCACACCTCGAACGATTTTGTAGTCCGAAGGACCAACCGAGAACTCAACCTCGACGACCATACCTTTACCGTTGATAGAGTTGACCAATTGATTCTTATTGATGTTACGATGCGCTTTACCAAAAAGAGCAAAGGATAGAGCGTCGAGCATCGTAGATTTACCTGCGCCATTCTGACCAACAACAAGGGTCGATCGAGAACGGTTCAAAGGTATCTCAGTAAAAACATCACCGGTTGAGATGAAATTTCGATATCTTAAATCTTTAAAGATTATAATTTTACCACCCTCCCATAACTTTTTTCATAGTATATAATACAACATTCATTATCAATTGTCAAGCGTCTGTTCTTGTCTTGTAAGATCGCACTGGAGCGTCTGTGAGTCGCGTGGCGCGACGAAGTGTTACTAGGGGTAACTTTATATCACCTAAACAATATCAAGCGTCTGGGCTTCGATCATGAGTTCATGAACCGTATGCTTGATACGTGTTTTGTCAAGGGGTGTTTCTACAGCATCGATATAACTGCTCAACAACTCTTCGGTAGATTCGACCGAAACTTTATCATCTTCAACAGAAGAACCCACAAACTCTTCAAAATTCTCAGCAATCTTTAACTCGTGTACTCTTTTAGACTGAATACGATCAACAAAGAATTCGAATAACTTAGGGTCTGATTTGTTAACGACGACCAACTTGACGAATTTATTATCAATGTCAGGCAACTTACCCACACGATAATTGAACTCGGCTTTCTCTGTATTCACATCGTCGTAGTAAATTTTCTGAAATAAAGTAATTGTGTTTTGGACTGGAATCACTTCACGAGTGTCTGTATCAAGGACGTGAAAATACTTCGGATCATGAGCGTCCGACCAGAAGAATTCCATCTGCGATCCAAGATAGTTGATGTTACCTCTCGTAGACTTCGTATGAAAGTGCCCTGTCAACACGAGATCGAATCTTCGAAAAGACTCAGCACTCATACCATGCGTACACGGTATACCTGCCTGCATCTCAAAACCTTCAATCTCAAGGTGAGCACCCACGATGTCTGCTTTACACTTAGAAAGAAACTTCTTTGTTCCTTCTTCATTGTCATCGTTAATCCAAGGGACCAAGGCAATATCAGTGTTGTCATACTGAACAACCATCGGCTTCTCGATGATACGAACCTCTTCCATATAGTGACCAAGAAGTTCTTTCAACGAGTTCAATTCGTTCGTGTTCTTATAGAAGACATCGTGATTGCCGGGGATGATGTCCATGTGTATCTTATACTCTCGCAACTTCTCAAGAAAAATCTTTCGATTGTGTTCGAGCGCCTTGAAGTTAATAAACTTGCGATTGTCATAGTAGTCACCAAGATGTAGGATCTTAGTGATATTGTTCTCTAACAGATACGGGAAAAACACTTCGGAATAGAAACGCTCTTGATACTTCATCATAACCTCAGAACTATTTCTGATTCCACAATGCGTATCGTTCAGGATCGCGACTTTCATAATATACCTAACTAACTACAGTTCTCATAATAATAACAGAAATGAAACACAATGTCAAGTTTTTATTCAAGAAACTCTGATAAGTCAGAGTCGGATTGGCGTGTACGTCTCTTACGTTTTTCTTTCTTAGAGTAATCCCTGAAAATACGATCGGTAGACTTCACTGTATCAATACGAGATCTGAGTTCATCAACAAAGAATGATCCTTGCGCGCCATTATAATCGTCAGTGGCGTTTTCGACAAAGTTCTCTACACTTGCTTCAGCCATAAACTTCATCTTCACATCTTGTTGTTTCTTCTCTTTCTCAATTCTGCGAAGAAAAGCATACCAAGAGATTTGTGTGAAGTATGCGAACGCGTTGGGTTTACCAGTTCGCGTAGCCGCTTCGATATTGTAATTCTCAATTGCTTTGAGGCAATTCTCGACAGCATCCATGACCATCTCTTCACGATAGGTGTAACGAACAAAGTTCACTTTATGAGACAACCCTTCGGCGATCTTAAGAAAACATTGAGCAATGTAGTTTGTGACAACGGGTTTCGTATTACCTGCTTCAATTGCTTCGGTTGCACTCTTAACATAATCGACCACCGCTTGAGAAAAGTCAGCGTTATTAACGTAATGTGGTTTTTCTTTCGGCTTCATTCAATACTCTCACTAACAATATGACAACTATTATATCTTAATTAATGGGGAATGTCAAGTTAAAAAAAAGGCTTGACAAGTTTAAAAAAACGCAGTATAATTAAGCACTAGCGCACAGAGAAAAAGTATACTAATGTATAATATCATCTCTCTTAGGGAACTTAATAACATTAGATCGTACACCATCTTTCTCATAATTACCTAATGCTTCTTTTAGTTCATTCAAGTTTTCCTCATGTTCTTCCAGATATTCTCTTTCTTCTGCAAGGTATTGATCGCGATCTTGTGCGTGAATATGCATATCCCTTACAGCAAAAAAGTATTGTTCTATTAAATTTGAATTAGGGCGATTTTGGCTCACTATGTGAGATGGGTTAATACTGGTGTATTCCATATCGCCTTCTAAATAATGTATCCAAGGGCGGAACATATAAATTCGTTCACTCTCAGATGTTTCTCCCATAAGAATTGACATAGAATTCCGAGCGATAATGTCTTTGTCGTCTTTATCAGGCCATTCCATTACTTCACAAAGAACTTCTTGGCCATCACTAAATTTAAACTGATATATTTCTTTTGAGTACATTTGATTACATCCCTATCGGTATTACTTTGTAAGGAAACTTCTCACTATTATATATCTTTATTCTTTCCGCGCTGTGGAGAAGAGTAAAATTCTTTTTAGATCTCACATGTAAATCGTCCGCAATATCATATAGTCTTGTCGTTCTGCCATCATCTGACAATCGTAGACCTCTACCAATGGACTGTAACACCCTGATTTGCGATTTGCTGGGAGATGCGAAAACAATATTGTGAACGTTTTTAATATTGATACCAGTAGAAAAGGTACCAAGACTAGCGAGTATAATAGAGTTCTTTTGTTTATCAACAATGTTTCTGATCTGTTCTCTGTCACTTGTCTTAGTTTCTCCGCTAACATAAAACAATCGTTGACCATCTTTAAGTCTTTCCTGAATTAAATCCCTAAGCAACTTGCCATGACGATCCACCAGGTTAAATAGAACAAGCGTATTTCCGTCACAATCGACCGAAAGGTTCGCGATAAATTTGTTGCGCTTTTCGTTACTAACAATAAAATCGATTTCTTCATGGTAAGTTTTGCCCTCCATCGATTGGCACTGTTCTTGAGAATACTGAAGTAATAATATATCTATATTAAGTTTAGCAAGCGTATCTTTGGCCTGTAGTTCATGAGTCGTTGTGACACGGTGTACAGGACCAAATAACCCTTCGAGGACAAGTTTGTGTACCTGAGTCCCATCAAGAGTACCCGTTGTTCCCCATCGATACTCAGCATTCTTTGACTTGTTCATAATCGACGATAGAGACTTAGATTTAAATCCATGTACTTCATCACCAAAGATTGCCCCAAACTGATGAAACCAAACAGGGTGTAATTTATATACAGACTGCCATGTCGATATGATGACTCGCTTGTCAGTTTCCTTGTCTTTTCCTGAATAGATCTTGTGACAGTTCTCCTCAACATCGAAACCATAATCTTTAAAGTCAGCATACATCTGTTCAACCAAAGATGTCGTTGGTACAATCAGAAGAACTTTCTTGTCCCGATTCATAAGATACCATTGCATTAACATATAGATGATGAATGACTTACCTGATCCTGTGGGAGAAATTAGAATGGCTCGCTTGTATTTTATTCCATGCGTCAAGGCATCGTATTGATAGTCACGAGGTTTGTAGGGCATATTAAGACTATCAATCCAAGTCATCGTCTGTAGATGATTTACCTTGTTTGTGTCGTATGGATATCCGTAGTCACTCTGTTCTACTTTAATACCGTAACCACGTTCCATCGCGAACTTCTTGATCGCCCAGTAAAGACCAGCATTGATCTCACCTGTGTTTCGATCAAGCATACGAATCTTGCCATCCCAGACGCGTCTCTTTACTGCCGGCATAAACTTAGCGCCCGGAACTTCAAACTCGAAATAAGAACTTAATTCCGATACGATGCCAGGTTCACACTCCGTCAACTGGAGCATCGAGAAGTCTTTCATTTTAAACTTTATTATATTCAAAAACCAGCCTCAAACTTTTTCCAGTCCAAAATGTTTTTTATCGTGCTATGTCGCCACTTGATATGGTCCATTATCTCTTTTAGTACAGAAATCACTTCCTGAACATAAGCGATCTTCGCTTCACTTGACATAATTTCTGGATCGCTATTATAATAATATTCCATCTCACCTTTAAGCATCTTCAAACCATCAAAGGGATCTGGATTCCAACCTCTTTCGAGTACTGTCTCGACAGGCATCTTTCCGTTATAGTAAAGATATTTATCTCTCAGTAATACCTTCTGTTTAAACTCAGCGTCTTTTAGTTTGAGTTTCGCATTACTATATAACTCTAAGTATTTGGCGTGTAGTCTGGGTGTATCGTGGGAACTCACATCTAACTTGTTCAACTCAATATGTGAGTCTTTCTTCCACTCGGAAAGAATATTATCTAAATTCATAACAACCTCATTAAATAAAATTTTAAACTACTATTATATCACAATAGTTCAAAGTAGTCAAACTTAAATGTCACAGGGAATGTAATATATTGACCTTCTTGGGTTGATGCGAATGTGATGTTGCCTAACGAAGAGGGCATCGCATTGACATATTTCAAAACGCGAGAAACATTGTTATGGCTCGATAACACTGAAACTCTGATGTCACAGTATGTTGATAGTGTGTCCGCTTCGCGATACAAACGACCGGTGTTAGCCCGATGTTTTGTCTCTACTAATCGTTCCATCCATTCATAGATCTCTTGATACACATTCATCTTCTCGTCCATCAGCACATCCATCTCAAGAGTACCAAAAGATAATGTATCGCCTGGCAAAGAAACTGCTCCGATACGACGATATGATTGTTCAACAGGATTTAAATCCATTGAAGGGTGTTGTATTTGTTGAGCAAAGAATTGTATGTTAGGATATTTTTCTCTGTCAACAGCAACTTTAAATGCTGTGGGAGCAAGATAACTGGGGTCGCAGGTAAAGTCTGCCATAAAAATTCCATAAGTGTCGGAAATAACTATTTATACGAGTTTTAAGACAAAAAAAAGGGAGACCGAAGTCTCCCCAAAATGATCACTAATGTGATTCTTTTTCTTATTACTTATCTTACGCGAGGATATTGTCCACTCGGAAGATTCTGTAATATTGGTTAGTTCGAGCCGTAGCCAAACCATCAGCAGCAGTGCTACCAACGAATGGGTTAGATGCCATCCCGTAACGAGTCTTGAACCCGATGCGTGGTTGGAAATCGTTCTCACCAACCGCACGTACCATCTGTAATGGGACGTAAGGGCAGTAGAAGATACCAGCGTCGTAAGGGTTAGTACCCTTGTAACCAACAGTTACATAGTCAGCAACAGCATATGGATCGATGTACACACGAGTACGACCGTTCAATACACCTGCGAAGGTGTTACCAGTGTCATCAACCTGGAGGTTTGCACTGATAGCAGGAGCGTAATCAAGCATACCAGAAGCTGCAAGAGCAGTAGCAACATCTGAAGAACAGATTACTACGTTACCTTTGCCGCGACGAGTTTCTTTCGCAATTACGTTTGCTTCACGTTCGAGTTGTACCAACAGACCCTTGAACTTTTCAACTGACCAACGACCATCAGCGTCAGTGCTAAGATCGAAGATACCAGCAGTTTGAATACCTGCTTGACGACAACCGATTTT